TCTCCCCCGGGCAACGCTACATCTATTGGTGTCGCTGTCGGAGTTGATACGCTTCCAGGCGGTTCGGATGTCGCCAGCGCCGATTGAGTTACTGAGGCATTTAATAATTTGCTATTTGTTCCGTCGTGATCATGACCATCTGAATTGGTTTTAATATCATAAAGAATTTCAAAATAATCCCCGGAGCGTACCCCATCTGAATATAGGTTGTCGCCGGTGCATGTGATCGTCTGCGCTGTTGTGTCGTCGATCGTGTAAAAATTCCCCCTGGCGTTGCCACTTGTGATTAAAAGCGTTTTGCCGTTGTGTTCATCAACATCCTGGGCCGCACCAGCATGGGTCAAAATACCTGTGTTATCGTCTGGCGGGTTTGCTGATGCTGTGCCCGTGAATCCGTCCGAAAAGCACAGCTTGTAGAGGGTTTCAAGCATTACCCTCATAGCCGTATACGTGGTTTCATTGTCCGGGCTGTTAGCGTCCGTTTCTGTTTCTATCAAAAGCCTTAAAGCTGTTATTGCACCGAATATTGATGCTGCCATTTTTATCTCCTATGGTACTATTAGGCGAGCGTAATCCAATTTCACGTCCTTTAATAAACCGCCGCCATCCTCTTTTAAAATTTTACCACCATCCTCTTTCAGCAAAAAGCCAGAACTGGTATCATTACCTAAAATATCATCGGAGTTCGCAATAAATCCCCATTTTTTTTGCTCGTCAGTGCATGAGCTATAATCCGCAAAAGCCACAATCCATCCAACCGTCGGCGTTACACCCCAATCGTCGCTTGTGCATACTCCTGTGGTGGTATTAATCGCTGTGATGGTTTTCGCCGCCACCTGTTGCCTCATACCCGCATCCAAAAGCTGGACCTCCGGGGTGGTTAGGTTGGCATATTTAGCTGCATCCGCTGCTGATACTGTCCAGCTCGTACCCGATGAAGCTGCCGTAATTGTCATGGTAGGCGATATCACGCTATAAAACGATTTGGCAAAGCCGGTATTTAAAAGCTCAAATTTGATCTCGCCGGATTTCCAATCGATACCACGTTGTATTACTTCCATCCGCTCGGATGTATAACCCCTAGTCCCTGTCACGATGTCGGGCAGTTTTGAATGGGTGAAAGGTACAATATCCCCAAACTCTGAAAGCCAGCGGTAAAATAATGTGGAAAATTTAATCTTTATGGGTGGTATTGCGTATCGCTGGAAGATTGACTTTGCCCGGCGGATCGTAATGTCAGGCGCAAACATATTCAGACTCACGCCCGAAACCGTTGTATGGAGCCCCTTGCTTTCTATCGTTATGGCTTTCTTTGCCTGCCCCCGGTTTGTTATTGATGCGCTGTCCTGATGATACTCAATGGTTGTGTAATCGCTTCCGTCGTGGTCATATTTGAAGTCAACCTCGTTGACCAGTTCACCCAAGTTAAAATCCATCTCCGGCAAACCCTCGATCACATCCTCGGAAAACGTCTGTACTTCGCCCGTATTTGCCAATGGGGGTTTGTATGGCTTGACCGTAAATAATCCGGCGTTGGTGATGGCCGGGGTTAAATTCAGGGGTTTGAAAAACTCTTTTTCTAGGAATGTCACTCCTTTAACTTTATCTGCAACGACGATCTGCATCCAATGAGAATTTCCCGGAAAATAGTCGTCGCGCATATTCTCAATTCCGGTGATGTCAACTTCTGTGCTGTTCATATTTAATCCATTAACCAAGGCCAGCATATCATAATCACCATTGGTCCCGGCATTGCCTGATGAAGTCAATACCCTCAACAAAATATCAATAGCATTGCCCTGTAATGTCACGCTGCTATCGTCGGCCCCCCGGAAAAGAATCTTTTGAAATTTCTTCATGGGATCCGCCGCTTCGAAAATATATCCGATGGCATCCTTTGAAAGTCGTAGGGAGTGAACCTTGTTATTGGTGCAAATCGTCAGCATATTGGCTTCTGAAAGCCCCAAATATCCAGCTTTGACCGTGACCTTGCGCCCCTGGAAATAGGCGCTTGTATCAGTAGCCAGGAGTGCCGTGATCTCATCGTCAACGTCAAGCAACTCAAATTTAATGCCGCCGATCGAACTCTTTCCCTCTTGCGGTGTCTTTTTCTGGTCAAGACCTGATATTGCTACCAAATATTTTTTGCAGGTATTGTCAGGACTTGTGGGCGCATGATTGACGTAATCCGTTGCCTCGGTGTCGAAATGGATCAGGTATAGGGGCCACTTATGAGACAGTGCATGGATCGCGTCAAAAGCTGTGTTGGTTGTCAGCATTTACTTTGCTCTGCTACATATTCGGTTATCCAATTTTCCAAACCTTGCTGAGATTCTAAATATTTAGAAAATTCAGCTTCATAGAAACTAGCTTTTGTCTTTGTCGTGTTCGGCTCTGGCATTACAAAATGATGTCCACAGTTTGGGCATTTTTTCATAATAAGCTCCTTACAGTTGTTCCAAAAATCTAAAGGTATATGAATAATAGTTCCCACTTTTTACCGGGTTAAAAACCTCACCATCCGCCAAAATCAATGCTGGGTAATAATCCCAATGACGCATAAGATCCCCGGAAGCATAGGTATAATAAAGGTTATCGTCCATCGTTATAGAAACTCCCGCTGATATGGAAGCAATCACTCCAATCTCATATTCAGTCCTGGCTGCGGATCTGATCAATACCACATCATCCACTGCAAAAGCCGTCGTCGCTGCCACCGGACAAACCTTCTGTGCCGCCGCTGCACCGGCGTCAAAAGTCGTGTTGCCGATATTTGCAGAATCCATATTGAAGGAAAAAACATTACCCTGTTCAGCCCACGCCCAAAAAGCAATAAGTTGCCGATAGACCGCTTCTTCAAAAATAGCACTAAACATGACTGGCTCGCCGAAATTATAAATATTGATGGTCTCGGTTTTCCCGTTTGCCGATCTGTTGATGGCGCCCTCTACTTTCAAAGCCCGCTGGATGCTTTGTTCGTCAATGGTCAAATCGACATTATTCGAGTTCCATATTATTCTGATCGCCATTATGCCGTTACCTCCGATGCCACAAGCGTTCCTCCGTACTGTTCAACATATTCAGTCAACCACCCGGCTATGGACTGCCTTGATTCCAGGCTGTCGAAATAATCGCCGTGGATATGAATCTCAATTTTAGGCCCGGATTGTGCGGTGTCTGTTAATGCTGGCGTTGCCGGGGCGGTTATCATTGGGGACATATAAGTTCCTCCGCCAGAAACACCGCTCGCTCCGCCTCCTGGCGACATTGAATTAATTGCACTTACCCTTGCCATGCCCGCCGCAACCGCTGCCGCTGCCGCCGCTACACCTAAGGCAGGACCGATATATGGAATTGACGCCATAGCCGAGTAAGCCCCCTGCGCTGCTTTGTAAGTATTAATTACCGTCTCTGCTATCGAAATCGCCTTAAACACTTCGAATGCAGCTTTGCTTTGCTTTCCAAATTCAGCGAATGCAAATTTAGTGTTTGAAAGTGTATCCCGCATTACCTGTTTTTGTTTATTTGACATACCATCCCAAAGATATTCAACATCGCTAAACATCCCATCATGTATTTTTATTGTTTCATCCGCAAGCTGCTGCTCCTGGTCCAAATCCCACTGGGCATAAGTTGCCTTTATCATCCGTTCTTGTTCTTGTGTCGTGCGGATGGCCTCGACTTCCTGGGCAAAAAGCTCTTTTTTAAATTCGAGCGTTTGCGTATCCTTAAACATATCGCCTTTGTCGGCTGATACTGGTATCGGTTCAGGTGCCAGGACTGTTCCGCCTGGTGATGGTGCGCCTTCGAACCCGCCCATCATTTGAATCCTTCTCGATTCCTGGACAATAGCAAGCTGTTTTCTCAATATGTTTAATTTCTGCGCTTCCTTGAATAATACCTCATCAACTACACCCGCAGCTTTTTTATTTGCTCTAGCATAAACTCCCACAAAAACTTCTATTAATCGTATTTGTGTTTGCAACTGCCTGGCCTGGGCTTTCAGCACATCAGCTCCATCAGAACCCTTAAGCCATTTTGTCATGGCCTTTGAAATATTATCTATGGCCGTAACCATCTTTACAAAAACTGGAAGGGCGTTTTTTGTAATGGCAAGGACCAAATCACCTATCTTTTCCCGCGCATCACCCCAAAGATTTGATAACTGTTTCCAAGGTCCAATCCCGGTTTCCGCTATCGCCCGCGCTTGACCGCCAACCTGCTTTTCAATCTCGCCCAATATGGCCGCAAAATCGCCGCTCTTTGCAATGACCGGATCAATGGTAATACCTATCCTTCTTAACTCGCCAGTCATGCCCATAGACGCCTTGCCAAGTGCATTTGCCGCCCCTGCCACGTCGCCTTTCATCATGGCCGCAAAATCGAGCATTGCCGCTGTCGCCCTGGGCATTAATTCATTTGGAATTTCCCGGTAACTCATTAAAAACTTTTGGCCGGCGATAGTGGCCTCATCGCCAAAGGTGGTTACTTTTTGGAGGGCCGCCGCCGTGGTGGTCATCTGCTTGAAAAACTCCGGACTGTACCGGCCCATTGACTTCATAACGGTTTCAAGCCCCGCCAATGCTTCTTGCTGAACTCCTGCCAGTTTTGCCGATTCCGTGAAAAAACCGAAAGCTTGCCGAAGGGCAAATACCCCGGCTATTGCAGTGCCTACGCTCGCCCATGTATTTTTAACATTACTGGCAAGCCTGCCGTTTAACCTTCGTACCTCACGGACCGACCGTTCATATTTTGTCGTGTCGCCGTAATACTCGATTCTGGTTTTTTTAGTAACCATGTCTATCTTTTCCTTGCCAGTGTCGCCATGTTTTGCCTCGGTAAATTCGCCATCATTTTTTGCTTATTTTCAGCCGCAAGTTGCTCCTGCTTGGCTTTTTTTATCTGTTTTTTGTGGGCCTCAGCTATGTAGTAATTTTCCATGATCCTGAAATAAAATAATGTTTTTTTGTCAATCTTTGAAAGACCGGAAAACTCTTTGACACTTATTCCTAACTCTTTAATCGTCAAAATATCCTGATAAAGCCCGGTGGTCGTCTCGCTGTTTTCCGCTTTCTGTTGGTCCTGGATCTTCTGATAAATCTCGTCAGTAAGACCTACTGCGCTTCTGACAAAAAATCTTGCCTATCCTCCGCCCATAAGGTTAAGTCGTTTACGTCTTTCAAGATTTTGTTGATATGGGCCATTGTAATTCCGGATGTTTTAAGAACTCGCCTTTTGTCCTCGTATTCTTCCGCAATGGTGCCGTCTTTGTTTTTGAAAACCATATCAAGGGCGAATATCGCCACACGCCAATTCAGTTCCTGCTGGAAGCTGTCAAGCTCGTCGATATATTTCTGATCTGTCGTGTCAAACATCTGTATAATTCGATCGTGGGGCAATCCAAGTGCCTTGCCTTCCGGCGATCCCTTCTTGACAAATTCTTTTGTGACAGGCGGAGCTGGAGTTTTGGCCTTCAATTTCTCTTGATATTCTGCAACTCCTGTTGATCTGATCGGAAGTTTGACAGCCTGCACAACAGCCTCACCACCTACAATTTTTGTCAATTTAATTCTAGAATATCCACGACTATCAAACAGCCCGTCGTTTTCAATCAGTTCAGAGATAACAAAAATAGCTTCGTCCTTATCCTTATTTTTATCTTTGTCCACAAAACCTCCTTTCTATGCCTCCACGTCAGTCCCGCTCGTGAAGCCGGTTAATTGAGTTATGGCGCCATAACACAGTGCCTTGACCGTGATCATCGCGCCGTCCTCACTCTCTACCAAATTGCATCCGTTAGCTGGGATATACAGCCCTTTGAAGTATATGAGAATTAACTTGGTAGCAAGCCTGTCATTCATGGCCTCAATCCAATCAAGTATGTTCGTTGTTTTGGTCTGGTCTGTGACAGGAAATGAGAATGAAACCGGCTTGAGTCATTATATATTCCCAGATCGTACAGCGCCACCAGCCAACCCGCCCGCCAGTGTTGCAATTAAATTACTGATCGACATTTACTTTCCTCATCTTACGCTTCGACATCCGTTCCAGCCGTGAACGTAGTTAGCTGCGTTATGGTCCCATAACACTGAGCGGACACTGAAATAATCGTCCCCTCTTCGCCCTCGGACAAACCGCATTCGCTTTCCGGTATCCATAGGCCGTTATACTGCCAGCCCACATCCGTTCCTGCCATATCGATAAAATATTCCAAAATACAGGTGGATTTATTGGAATCCGCAAACACGGCATTGGCAACCGATCCATTACGCTGACTGTCCACCTCAGTGGTTTCCAGAGTATGAGAATTGCATTGAGTTGATAGACCGTCATTCATGGCTTTGATCCATGCAAGAATATTCGTTGTCTTTGCCGCATCGGTAACAGGAAACGACCACGACACGGGCACGGGGGCCATTAACGCGGCGTCGCTGGTAATGATATAATGGGCGCTGGCATTGTAGTTTCCCCTGTCAAGTTTTAAAATTTCCTCTTGCCTGGGAACACCTATTGGAGCGGAAAAGTCTCCCGGGTCAAGAGTAAATCCCAAATAATACGGCGTTACTGCACTGTCGTATAGCCGAATCCTTGCGACCTTTGATGTTCCTATTGTCATTTTTCACACCTCTCTTTTTAATATCTATTTGCTAAAATTCGCGTCATTTCGATCACACCGTAAACGCCACCAGCCGCCGTCAAGATATTTCCATCTTCGCCCTCTGACACCGTAATCTCGTTTCCCGGAAAATAAGTCTCGTAATATGCCCATCCAAAATCAAGACCTCCACTGGCGGTGCTGGTAAAAAGTATCTGGACATTGACGGCTTTTTTGTTGGTTGGATCTGCAAAAGCGGGATTTGCAACTGATCCGTCATTCATCGTTGTGGCTTTTGATGTCGTTCCTGTCGAGGTCCACCTGGTAGACCCTGGATTTCCGCAAGCAAGGGCCAGTTCGATGTCGTTCTTATTGTAAGTGTCGTCTATCAGACATGAGAACGAAATCGGTATCGGCTCATAAAGTTTCATTACCGACGTGTTGACATAATGCATCTTGGAATTGACAAGCCCGCGCTCCATTACCAAAATCTCGTCTGGCCTGGCCCTGCCAATCGGCCCGTTGAAATCCATTTTTGAAAATGCTACTTCAAAATACTGACCATCAACCGGGCAAAGAAGATCCACATCAACATCCGTGGTGGATGAGGTTGTGGTCTGCAGGTAGATGTAATATTTGTCGGAATCCAGGTTGGCGTTGAATGCGTTAGCGCCAATACCCCAATCAGCCGGCGCTTTAAAACTGATAATGCCGTCCTTGGCAAAGCAATCAGGACTTATAAACGTACCATCCGAAGAACCCGCCAGCGTAGAGTTGAAATCCGTGCCGTTGAAATAATATAATTTCAGCGCCCCGGATCCAGCAGCATATTCAGCCCCGCCACCTTTTAAGAACGATATACGTGCAAACGGAATGTCGGATCCGATGTAAATTCTGTCGTCATTGTCGGCCAGCATATTGTTTGCATATGTCGTGTCGTCGGTATCAAGGTTTGCCGTTAGATTCGTATAAGTAGACGCCCCGTCAAAATGGACCATGTCAACCGTCGCATCGTCACGAGGCGCAACGCCATGCAGCACGTCAGCCGAATCGAGTATTCTTAAAACCCCTTCTCTGCCTTTTAGAATCATTTTTTAAACTCCTAATTTCGGCATTTGCTTCCCGAAAAACTTTTCAAAGAATCTCTTTTTTATGTACTTTGGAATATTGTTTTTCTCTCGGTTGTAGAACGGCTCCACCATTGGTCTGGCCGGAATGGTTATATGAGTTGTTGTCTTTCTCAATGGATGCCCTGATGCCGGGAAAAATCTCCTTCTCATATCCGGCGTTACCTCAATGCGCTTACCATGTTCGTGCAGTTCGACAAACGCCGGAATAGTTAATAGTCTATCGCCAAACCTAATTTTTTTCCCCTTGACATTTAAAAAACCGATCAGGAGCCGAACATCGCCGCGATAAATTCCAACCTTAAAGCGCGTCCATCTTCCAAGATTATATAGTGGACTTAGTTCTTTTTTTCGCCTTTTCTTTTTTACTGGAGACAACCCCTTCGGTCCCCCCACCTTGCCCCTCTCAATATCTGCCCGGAGTTTATTTTTAAAATGACCCCCGGCCATTGCAAATGCTTCACGATTTGCCCACCCTGCCCGTGCCGGACTCTTTTTCAAAAATCGCTTCAGTTCTTCGTCGTGTATTTGTACC